TGAAGGGTCAGGTCGCTCGAGGCTGGATTCTGTACCGAGACGGAATGAACGGTCTCGACGCTATGCTCGAGGAGAGGGGCCTGACTAGCTACGAGCAGTCAGGCGCCGAGGACCTCAAGGACTTAAAGATCCTACTCGAGGCTGACATTGCCAAGGCGAACCCCGAGTGGGAGCGCCAGCGCGACCTGTTCGACAGGGGCGAGTGGAAGACCGTTCTTAAGAACGTAGAGCTCATCCTCGAAGACGACAAGTTTATGGCGGCTCATGGCGATGAGCCGCTGTGGGTGGACGTTACCGAGTGGTACGAGAAGCGCAATGAGATTGGACAATTGATTATCCAGCAGAAGCGCGAGCTTGGCGATGACGCAAGCCTAAACATCAACTCAAGCACTAACGCGCCCATTAAGGCCATGTGGGATGAGTGGGTGTTGCAGAAGAAGCGAGAGAACCTGGCCTTCGCGGACTTCTACAACAGGTTCCTCGACTACGACACATTGCTGCCTGGCGATCCCGAGGACCGCATCGTGCTCCAAAGCGAGTTCCTACAGCAACCTGACATGGCAATGGGAGGTGCGCCGAGATGACAGCAAACGAGAAATGGGCCAAGGAGAATCTTTCTCCGGACGCTTACTCGCGCTGGCTGGCTTCTCAGAGCGCGTCTACCGCGAGTTCGACATCTCAGGGGAGCTCCGGGCAATACTTCTACTCGGACAGGACCTATGGGCCCGTGCCCGAGCCGCAGATCCCCATTCGCATTCCACAGCAGTACCTCCCATCCTTTGGTAACTACCGTCCCGGGGATCGCGGAAGAGGAGCCGCTAACCCCTACACTACGGTTCCCGCCTACGGTTACATCGACGGTGGTGCAGGCTGGAACAGATTCACTCCGGCTGAGTTGAAGCTGCTTGACGCGGCGGCGTTCGCCTTCGCCGGGTACGACATTTCCAAGTCTCGCCCTTCGCTTTATCCGCAGGTCTTTCAGATGGCCGTGTCTCAGTCCCAGAATCTCTATGCGCAGGGAATCATGCGCGACCCCATGGAAGTGTTGGGTGACATTGCTTCAGGCATGTACTTCGGCGCACCCGGATCCGATGGCGGAGGAGGGGGCGGAGGCGGCTACGGAGGTGGAGGTGGTGGAGGTGGCACCACCACGGTCACTACGACCAACATCACCAATGCCGATACAGCCAAGCGCCTTATCAATCAGGCGATGGGTTCCTACCTTGGCCGCGAAGCGACCAAGGAAGAGCGCAAGAAGTTTCTCAAGGTGCTCAATGAGGGCGAGCGCGAGAATCCGACCATTCAGACAATCACTGCCGACGCATCTGGCCAGAGCCAGACGGTTGAGGGTGGCTTCGATGCCGCCCAGCTCAGCGAGGAGTTTTCGCAGTCTCGCCCCGACTACGCGGAGTACCGCGCGGCAACCGATCTCATGGATGCATTCCTCGGCATCCTCCAAGGGCCGGTGAGATAATGGCAGACTCGACTGTTCCCAATAGCGGCACGCCAGTATCGGGCGGTCCGAACGAGCCGAAGGAGGCTCGTGCCGACTACAACAAGGACGGCACGACCGACGAGAAGGACCTAGACCTCCAGAAGTTCGATAAGAACAAAGACGGCAAGCTCGACAAGGGCGAGCAAGCTCAGGCCAATAAGGCCGATGAGAAGGAGTTTCGCAGGGATCGGCTTGAAGCCGATCTAATGAATTCCGAGTTCTCCTGGGCATGGAAGCTGATAAAGTCCGTGCCCGAACTTGAGGACCTGTGGCGTCAGGCCATCGATGATGGCTGGGAAAGCCCTCGCTTTATTGCGAAGCTCATCGATTCCGACTGGTATCAGGAGAACGACGGCTACCGCCGCACCATTCTTGCGCTGGAAAAGACAGATCAGCAGACCTATCAGCGCCGCCTCGATGGCGCCAAGGCAAGGGTTAAGGATGACCTCATTGCTATGGGCATCCGAATCGAAGACATTCCCGAGAGTCGCCTGAGCCAGCTGGGCCGTAACTTCCTTCTCCTGGGATTTGATCAGGGGCAGAACGAGTCGGTCTATCAGGACTGGCTTGGCTCGAACTTCATGAAGGCTCGAGAGAGCGGCAAAGGTATCGGCGGCAAGGCGCTGTCCAACCAGGATGCCTTGACGGCAGTCCTGCTTGCTAACGGCTTCGACCCCAAGTCGGAGCGGTGGCAGTCATGGATCACAAGCACGGTCAACTCCGTTTCCGTGGGAGATATGGCGCTGTCGGACGCGCAGTCATTCGTGCGTGAGCAGGCAGCCACGGCCTTCCCGGTATTTGCTGATCGAATCCGGCAAGGCCAGGACATGCAGGACATCGCCGCCGCCTACTTCGAGATCTATGCGGACACCCTGGAGCTGAACCCATCCGAGATTAGCCTCCGCGATCCCTACATGCGCGAGGCGTTGCAGGGGGTGGACCGAGAAACGGGACAGCCCCGAGCCATGGGTCTATGGGACTTCCAGAAGGCACTCAGGAAGGACGAGCGTTGGCAGTACACGAAGCAGGCGAACAGCATGACTGACGGTCTCGCTGCCGACATCCTGACCATGTTCGGGTTTGTGGGGTAGGGATGGCTGATTCAAGAAAGCCCAAGAAGCCGGGTGATAAGAAGCCACCAAGTGGCGGCCCTAATCCAAACAAGCCGGGTACTGGCTCAGGCTCTGGTCCGTTCCCGTGGAGCAATACCCCTAAGCCCGGTAACCCTCCCAAGGCGACTCCACGACCTGGCTTTGCGTGGAAGTGGAACGGTCAGGCGTGGATTGAGACTCGCCTGACGAAGGATGAGCGTCCTACCCAGACTCTGCCTGAGGGTTACGAGTGGGTGTGGGATGACGCTACTGGTTGGGGTTTCCGGCAGATCAATCCCAATCCTGGTGATAGTGGGACTGGGACGGGTGGCGATGACACTCGCCCACCCGCGCCAGGTGTTGCTTGGATTTGGAACGGTACTAGCTGGGTGCAGCCCACCAAGCCCGCGGGGGACTACGTCTGGAACGACAACACCGGCTGGGTTGAAGATACTCAAAAGAAGGCCCAGAAGCAGTCAGCCAGGGAGACCTTGCAGTCTTGGTTCGAGGCGTACGGAATTGACGACACGTCGACCCAAGGTGGCCAGTCGCTCTCGTCCCTTATCTACGGATGGGTTGAGGGCGACAAGTCCATGGACTGGATCAAACTCGAACTCCGTAAGACAGACCAGTACAAGGCCAGGTTCCCTGGCATGGACGCGCTGTCCAAGAAGGGCATGGCCATTTCTGAAGCTGAGTACATCAGTAATGAACGCGCCTACCTTCAGGTGCTCTCAGCCGCAGGCTTCGAGAAGATCTATGGCACTCGATCGAACTATGCAAGCTTCATGACCTCCGAGGTCAGCCCGCAAGAGCTGGCCTCGCGAGTGCAAATGGCCAAAGACTACGTCAACATGGCGGCTCCAGCATCCGTCAAGGAGCAGCTCCGCACTCTCTACGGGATGACCAACGAAGATATGGCCGCCTACATGCTCGACACGAGCGAAGGCAAAAAGCAGTCTCTTGCCGCACTGGAATCTGAGTACACCCGCAGGGTGTCTCAGGCGAACGTTAGTGGCGCGGCACAAGATGTTGGACTTGGTCTGTCTACCCCATTGCGCGATCAGATTGCGTCGATGGGTTACGACTACAACCGCTCGGCTGCTGGCCTATCGCAGGTCAGGACGGAGCAGGACCCCTATCGCAGGCTCGGACAGCTCTACGGAGTGCAGACCAGTACCGACGAATTGGTCCAGGAGACCTTCGGCCTGGGTGGAGGGGCCGAAGCCACTACCAAGAAACGCAAGCTTGCCAGTCGGGAAAGAGCAGCATTTGCCGGCTCGTCCGCGCTGGGCCAGTCCAGCCTGTCTGCCAATCGCATTGGCCAGGTGTAGGGCTCGGGGGTGAACGGATAGAGGGACTGTAGAGCCTCACGAAGGCAGCAGACCCAACCTGGGTTCGATTCCCAGCACCTCCACTCCGCAGCAGGATCGATCGGCCCCTGCGCGCGTATTGAGTCCGATAGTCACACATCCCCAACCACTACCCCGGTGGGTCTGGGCGCTCGTGACGAAACCCCGAACCGGGGTAAACACAAGGGAGAAACACCATGGCTCATGACGACCTTGACTTCCTGCTCGACGATGATGTCGAGGAGAGCAGTCTTCCCAAGAAGCTGAGGGCAAAGATCGATGAGTTGTCGTCCAAGCTCAAGGAGCTTTCGGAGGAGAACGCAACACTGAAGGCTGGCCAGCGTAAGGCGAATCTGAATCAGATTCTCCAGGACAACGGCTTCAGTCCGAAGATTGCGAACTTCATGCCTACCGATCTCGAGCTCAATGAAGATGCAATCAAAGCTTGGCTGGACGAGAACGGCGACGTGTTCTCAGGAGCTCGTCTGAGCAGCGCGGACGTTGAGACTCGGCAGACGTCGGCACCGCCGACTGCACCCGACTCCCAGGTCCGCATGGAAATGGCGGAGATTGGGCCAGAGTCAACCATAACGGTCCCCGCCGATCTGGAGGCGCGAATCTCAGGCGCCAAGTCGATGGATGAGCTCATGGCCGTCCTTCGCTCCGCATAACTCACTCGCCAATACCAAGGAGGTAAGGGATGCCTGACGTCCCCACCACAACTGGTGTATTGACGAACCTTGTCAAGACGGCTTTCTCCAAGGTCGTTGACATGCAGCTCTGGACGGAGCCCATGTTCCGTCGCTTCGCTTCGGTGGAGTACACAGATCTGACCAACCCCGGTTCGTCAATCACCAAGTACATCCACGCCGACCTGGCCAATGCCACGTCGACGCTGGCAGAGACGACCGACCCGGATGCGGTGGCCCTGGCCAACCCGTCCTCGGTCTCTATCACCCTGAACGAGTACGGCAACGCGACGATCTCGACGCTGCGCCTGCGCCAGTTCTCTCTGAGCAACATTGACGTTGCCCAGGCAGAGCTCGTGTCCCGCAACCTGCGGAACTCGCTCGACTCACTGGTGCTCGGCGTTCTTCGCCAGGGCACCAACGTCGTCTACTCGAATGCGGGCAATGTGGACACCACTGGCCCGACCAACACGGTCGGTGCCACAGACGTCTTCAGCTCCAAGCTCGTTCGCTACTCGGTCGCCAAGATGCGTGGTCGTGCAGCTCTCGAGTTCGATGATGGCTACTTCATTGGCTTCATCCATCCGGATGTTAGCCATGACCTTCGCGCCGAGACTGGTGTCGCGAATTGGCGCGATCCGCACGTCTACAACGGCACTGGCACTGACCTCATCTGGAAGGGTGAGATCGGTGTGTACGAGGGCGTCAAGTGGATTGAGACGCCGCGTACCTACAGCGCGAACGACGGTGCGTCGTCCGCGACTGTGCACCGCACGCTGATCATGGGCAAGGAAGCACTTGCCGAGGCTGTGTCCATTGAGCCCGGTATTGTCGTTTCGCCCCAGATCGACCGATTCCGTCGTTTCATGACGGTCGGCTGGTATGGCCTGCTCGGCTGGTCCCGCTACCGCGAGGAGTGCCTCCAGCGCGTGGAGTCCATCGCGTCCATCTAGTCATCACGGCTGGCTCTCAGTCCCAACAGGATGTGTGGGACTGGGGGCGAGCTGTGATGCTCGAACCCACCACACTAAGGAGATACACGTGGCGAACGCTCTTTACCCGAAGGGCAAGGAGGGCATCCTCGATGGAACGATTGCCCTGAGCAGTGGCACCATCAAGGCTGCGCTTCTTCGGTCATACACTTACGGATCGGCCCATGAGGATTTGGCTGATATTACTGGCGCTGGTGGCACCATCGTCGCCTCATCCGGGGCTATCGGATCCAAGACCTTCACCTCCGGAGTCTTCGACGCCGCAGATGTGACCTGGACGGCAGTTGCCAATGGTGCAGCCTGCAACAACTTTGTCCTGTACCAGGACGGTGCGACCAATGCGGATCGCCGCGTAATCATGTTCGTGGATTCATACACGAACCTTCCGGTTACGCCCAACGGTGGCGACATCACCATCGAGTGGGACAGCGGGTCCAACAAGATCTTCTCCTGGTGATCTAGGTGGCTGGGGTTCTTGAGAGCCCAGTCTTTCCGCTAGGTCTACCAGACCCGAACCTTCGACTGATCGGTGTATCGCACACCGATACAGTCACATTCGGTTCCGGTGCGGTGGCAGCGCGGATCGGCCTGGGCGGCTCCGCGCTGGTTGATGGCGAGGCGATTGGAAGTGGGTCGATCGCCATTGGCCCGGTCATCCTTGCTGGTACTGGCATTTCTGACACGACCTCGCTCGGATCTGGCGGAATCACGGTCGGATCCGTGTCCGTGGTGGACGATGAGACCGATCATTTCGCTCCTACCCTTGGTAGTGGCAACACTGCCGTTGGTCCAGTCTCCCTTTCTGGCGCCGGAATACAGGACTTGCCATCCTTCGGTGTCGGTGTAGCCACTATCGGTGGCATCACAGTCCTGGACGACGAGGATGACAACTTCCCGGCAACCCTGGGCAATGGCTCACTGGACGTCACGTACACGATCCCCGGCACAGGGCTCACTGACACTGTGACCTTCGGGGCTGGCGTAGTCAGCCCTGGCCCGATAGTTCTCGATGGCTACGGGATCTGGCCCAATACGAAGTATGGGCGTGGAACGGTTCAGCCGACTCGGTACTACTTCGTTGGCCCTGAGCTGCGCTACGCCTTCGGGCGCAAGCACTCTCCCCTGTGGTGGGTGGAGAACGCGGAGGGGGTCACCGTGCTCCGTGAGAACGGTGTATGGAGAGAAACACTCGCCCCAACTGGGGACGAGATCGCTGCCGCCGAGCGGGCCTATCGGGGCGGTTACCGCACCGAACTGACGGGAACGCAGAAGAACGAGCTGGTAGCTGCCGGGTATGGCAGCTACATCGAGGAGGACTGATGGCCTGTCGGTCAGGCTGCCCCACTAAAGATCACGCCACGTGGGGCGAGTGCGCTCGCTCAGCAAAGCTGAAGGTTGCCTACTGCGGTATTGGGGGTGGAGACGCCACCAAGCAGAAGCAGTGGGATAGAGAGCTTGACTCCTACAAGTCGGCTCGAGGTCAGGGCATCCAGCCCCGATCTACCAAGAAGCACGACATCGAAACAGCCGTTCAGGTCTCCGACCTGACTGGCTCGGCATTCCAGGCGGTGTGACATGACGACATTCGCCCAGACTATCGACGAGGTGCTCGCGAACCTCCGCGGTTACGTTCGCGACCAGGAGCTATCCACTCACCTAACGTCAGGGATAAATTCGACAGCTACGTCCATGGTGGTCAATGACGCCACCGTTCTCTCTCGCGGAAGGGCTGAGATCGGGTCTGAGCTGGTCTGGATTGACTCGGTAAATCGGACTACGAACACGGCGACTATCGCCCCCTACGGGCGAGGCATGGATGGCACGACTGCCGCTGCCCACTCGACCAATGACCGAGTCATCTACCAGCCGCTTTTCCACGCTACGCAGTGGCTAGGGCCATCAATGACACCCTGCGCTCGGTGACGGGAACGCTATTTGGAGTGGCGTCAACCACCCTGACGGCAAATGCTGCTTACACGACCTACGCCCTTCCGTCTAACACGGAGGGTGTCTATGAAGTGACATGGCAAATTGTTGGCCCAACTAGGGAGTGGCAAGGGATTCGGAGATGGAAGTTCAATTCCAATCCCAACACCACGACCTGGCCTACAGGCAAGACAATTGACATCTTCGAGGATGTGACTCCTGGGCGTACCATCAATGTTTCCTACCGCAAGCAGGTTGGAATCATGTCATCCGAGTCTGACGTCTACACGACAGCCGCGGGACTCCAGGAGCGCACGCGCGATTGCATTGTCCTGGGCGCCACCTATCGCCTGCTGTCTGCTGTGGACATGGGCTTGATCGCCACCAGGGCAATCGAGGCAAACACGATGGACTCCAAGATCGCACCAGGCGCCGGACAGACCGCAGCTCGGTTCATGTTCCAGCTCTTCCAGGCTCGCCTCGCAGAGGAGCGAGCCTGGCTACTCGATGAATACCCGGCACAAACCCACTAC